CCGGCTGCTGCTGCGAGAACCGCCTGGCTATGGCCAACCTGTCGGCCCAGATGGATCGGCAGACCTGCGACATCACCACGGCGATCCATTCCGAGGGCGAGCAGACCCGCGCCCTGATGCAGGCCAACACCATCCAGCAGCTGCGCGACAAGGTCAGCGCGCTGGAGCTGGCGGGCCAGATGACCGGCGTCGTCCGCTACCCCACCGGCTATGCCTACAACGCCGGTCCGTCCCCGTTCTGCGGCGGCGGCTGCGCTGCGTGCGCATAAAAACCGCTGTAACAGCGACGCCCGCACGGCAATAGCTGTGCGGGCATTTTTTGAAAGGAGATTTCAAGATGGCTTGCAATCGAAAGTTGAAGAATCCGCATTACAAGAGCGCCCAGAACGCCTACAACAACGCGGCGCAGGCTTTTGTGGCGGCAGGCACGCCGGTGAATGTGCTGGGCATCCTTAACACTGACACCGGGTGTGCGTTGAAAACGAATACCGGCGGCTTTGAGGTGGAATGCAGCGGCCTGTACCGTATCAGCTACGACGTTACCGCCACGGCTACTGCGGCGGGCACGGTGACGCTGCAAGGGTACAAGGATACCATCGCGCTGCCCTGCATGAGTGCGCAGGCAACCGTAGCCGCCAACGACGTCGTGACGCTGCACACGGAGACGACGGTTTATATTCCGGTCTGCTGCAATGGCACACCGACGATCAACGCTGTCGTCGGCGGCGTGGCCGGGACAGTGAACCACGTCTGCGCCAGCATCGTAAAGCTTGCGTGAGGCTGGGCCGATGAAGAAGGAAATCGAGGAATTTAAAAAGCGCCTCGACGGTGAGATGCTGGAGTGCATGCGCGGAAATCTCACGGGCCAGCGCCTGGACACGATCCGGGCCATCAGCGCGTGCTGGATGGCGCTGGATGATCGAGAGCGCAGGGGAGAACCCGCCGATGGGCAGGAAGGGGCAGCCCTCTCCGCGGCAGAGGCTCACACCTGGGCGGACAAGATGAAGAACGCCGACGGCACTACCGGGGCGCATTGGACGCTGGCCCAGACAACGCCCTATATGGCACCGCGCGGCGTCACTGCGCCGCCGGAGACGTTCTGGTGCGTGATGAACATGATGTACTCGGATTATTACAAGGTCGCCTGGACGAACAACGTGGACACGCCGGACTTCTACGCCGACATGGCCGCTGCCTTCCTGATGGACGCGGACGCCATGCCTAACAAGGCCGGGCGGTACTACCACTGCATTGTGTGCGGGTGAGTAGTCATTATGTAGTCAGTGTCGGGAATGCAAACAAAAAAGCCGCGTGTTACGCTATAAAAATAGCGATAACACGCGGCTATTTTGGTGCGCCGGAAGGGACTCGAACCCCCGACCTTCTGATTCGTAGTCAGAGAGGATGCGGTCTTTTGCGGTTTTGTGCGGACAGAGTTTACGTTGAAGCGTTGCTTTTTTGCTTTGCCAGGCGCTTGACTTTGCTGTGGCATGTAGTCAAAAAGTAGTCAGGTTGCGGTGGCGAAGTAGTTGTCCAGGCGGTCGACCACCTGCAGGCTGTCGGCGGCCTCCAGATGGGTATATATGTTGGCCGTCATTTGAATGCTGGCGTGGCCCAGCAGCTGCTGCGCGGTGCGCAGGTCAACCCCGGCACGGTACAGGTTGGTGGCGTAGGTGTGGCGCAACATGTGAGCGTGAATGGGCAGGGGGAAGTGCGGCTCCACGTGAGTGGTCCACATCTTCTGGTAAGCGGACTGGGTCATAATCTGGCCGCGGGCGTTGGGGACGACGTACTCGCTGGCGCGGGGCGTTTCGGCCAGGATGAGGCGCAGCGCGGCGGGAATGGGCACGATGCGGTTGGCCGAGGGGCTTTTTAACTCCATGCTCGGGTCATGGCGGTTGCTGCCTGCAGGAAAGCTCACCGCACGCGCCACGATCAGTCCGGCGGGGCCTATGTCCGTCCAGCGCAGGCCCAGGGCCTCTTCCCGGCGTAGGCCGCAGTAGATGCACAATGCACAGAACGCCCGCGCCCGCGGCTCTGTGACGTCCTCCAGCAGGCGGGTGTACTCGGAAGGACTGAGATATTCCTTGCGTTTTGCCTTGGCGTGGCGCGTGATTTTTAGTCCTTCGGTGGGATCGCTGCTGATGAGGTGGTTTTGCTTTGCGCTTGTAAAAATTTGTCGGGCTGTTATCAGCACTTTGTGCTGCAAGCTCTCCGATAGATCGGCCACGCCGGACAGCACCCGGCGGATGTGCACCGGACGCACGGTGCGCAGCTCCATGCTGCCGATGATGCCCATGATGTGCAGGTTGTAGGCGTCCCGATACATCCGCACGGTGGCCGGGCGCAGATCGGACTTGTAGGTCGTGAGCCAGATTTTAGCCCACTCGCCAACGGTGGTGGTGTCGCCGACCTCTAAGCCGGCATTATCCTCTGCCATGGCCCGGCGGACGGCGGCGTTGACCTCTGCCTGCGCTTTGCCGTAGACCAGCTTTGTTTTGCCGTTGGAAAGGGTAACGCGGCGCTGGTAGCGCCCGTCTTTTCGCTTTTTTAGTGCCATAATTAACCTCCGATACTTGTCGAATCGTGCCGGAGGTGGTATAATCTAAATGGTTTTCGGTTTGTGTCCACCTCGGACACGCTGATATTCTATCCCGCGGTGCTGGTAACGCTGCGGGATTTTTTTATTGATTGAAATCTTTGGAATCGTGCGAGGAAACAAGCTCGCCGGATTCGGCGTTGAGGATGTCCACGTGGATGTTGCCCGGCTCCTGGCCGCTGACGATGCCGTACATTTTGCCGCAGGTGTAGTAGATCAGCACGGACATTTCGTCAGAAAGCCCCACCGCGCCGGGCTGAGTGGTGGTGTAGACGGTGAAGGCGGTGAAATCGTCGTTCGTCTCAATGCGGGTGAGGTTGGGGTAGTCGGTGGAACCGATCATGTCGTCCAGCGTGCTGCGCAGCTCGGCGGCGATGCTCTCCAGCAGGGCGGCGTGCTGGGCCTTGCTCATGGTGTACGTTACGCTGCCGTCGTCGTTGAGCACGCCGGTGTGGACCTTGCCGTCGGCCACCTGCTGCGCGATCTCCTCGGCGGTAATGTCGCTGGCGTAGTCGGCGGGCAGGGTGAGGGTGACATCAAAGAGGTTGTCCTCCACCTCGATCTGCTCGGCGGTGCTGATGGCGTCGGCAGCTTCCTGCAGGGAGATGTCTGGCTCCGTGGTGGGCGCGGCAGTCGGTGCGGGGGTCTCGGCGGGGGTGTCCGCCGTGCTGGGGGCGGTGCTGCACGCGGCCAGGCTCAGGGCCAGGACAGCGGCAGCGGTGAGAGCGACCAGGCGCTTCATGAGGTTGCCTCCTCTGCAAATGCTTTTATTGGTTGAAGTCCCCGGTCTCGGCGGCGGGCTTCAGGGCTGTAGTGGATTGGATAAGGGCGATGTATTCGGCCTCGGTGAGCCTTGTTAAATTCTGCCCGGCGTTTTTGAGGCTGTCGGCCTTGCCGGATTTGCGGGCCAGAGCCCAGTCGGGCAGGTGGGTAAGATCTCCGGTAACGAGGTAGTCCGTTTTCGTGTTTACCTCGGTGCGCAAATTCGCGCCAACGGTGAGAACGAGGCCCTCCAGACGTTCGCGATCTGTCAGGAAGTCGCCGGAAAAAGCAAAATTCTTATTATTGAGCGGCGACCAGCTGAACTCGGCATCGTGAGCGGCCTGCTTGATGCGGCGGCGTTCGGCGCGCAAGCGGCGCTCCTCGGCGGCATCGGCATCCAGCTTGTGCACACAGTACTGATATAGCTGCAGGGTCGTGCGGGCGTCGCCCAGTGCGCGGTGCGCCTGGCCGGGGTCAAGGCCCAGTTGAGCGGCCAGCGCCTGGAGCTTGTGCGTCTTGGCCGGTACGCACTGGCGGGAGAGACTCATGGTGTCAATGTAGCACAGATCGGCGGGGCGCTCCGGTGCGGCCAGCGCATCGGAAATAAAGCCCAAATCGAAGGTGACGTTGTGGCCGATGATGGTTTTGCCGTCCAGCCGGCGGCGAATCTCCGGCAGGACATCGGCCAGATGCGGGGCCTCGATGAGGTCGGCCTCCGTCAGGCCGTTGACCGCGGAGGCCTGTGCCGAGACGGGAACTATCGGATGAATCAACGTGCTGTATTCTTCTACAGTTTGGTCACCGACCACGGTGATGATGGCAATCTCGATCATCTCATCCGTGAGGTGATTTAAGCCGGTGGTCTCGGTGTCCACGACAACGTAGTCGTGGAGCTTCCTGAGGTCGGCCAGCTCGGCGGGGGCGCGGGTACAGAACGGCGGCAGGCCGCGCGGCTTTGGAGGTGCTGCCGGAGCGGGAGTTGGTGCCGGGGTGTACTCGTAGCCATCAAAAACGATGCGCGGGGTCAGGGTAGCGGCCAGCGTGTCGGCGACAGCAGAGGTGTCCGGAACTTCCGGCTCAACAGGAGGCGCGGGCTTTTCTTCCGGCTCGCGCTCGTACATGAAAAGGCAGGCAAGCGCCTGGGTGCAGACGGTGATGCCCCAGAATAAAATCATCGCGTTGGACGTCGTGCCGGTGTCTTTGGCGTTGGTTTGCAGCGCCCAGGCCGCTAGGCCCCACAGGAGCATGATGACCCAAAGTAAAACGATCAGCACCCCGCGCAGGAATTTTGGCAGCTTGGATCTTTTCGACGTCCAAACAAATTTGCTGAGGACAAATGATAAGAAGTAAGGCAAAAGCGCGATGGCGGCGATGATCAACATGCAACCGTTGGCGAAATCGCTGTTGTTATTGCCGGTACTTTTCTTTTTGTTGGCGATTTTGATCACATCCTCGTTTACCGCTGCGGTTGCGACAGAGTTTGCGCCCGCGGCGGTGTATTATAGTGTAAAGTTCGGGAATCCACAATTTTTAACAACAATTTTGTTTAAAATGCGAGCTGAACAACAACTAACAGTTGTTTATAATGAAGATAACGAAAGGGGGACAACAGATGGACGATAGCGACGCCATGATTCGAGAAATCAACTACATACTGCGCCGCAACCGCAACGCTCTATTTTTGCGCAAGGCGTTGACACGGCTGCTGACGCTGGAACGAATCTGGCATTAGTACAAGGCCCGGAGGCTTACTCCGGGCTGTTTTTTTTGTACTCCTCCACAACGTTGTCCACCAACCTGCGGACGGCGGCCTTGTCCTCCTCCGGCAGGTGCCAATAGGCACGCAGGATGCGAACGATGACCGGGTCGTTTGCACCGATGGACTCCATAATAAGGTTAAACTCGGCGTCATCATCAAGGCGGTTGTACATTTCCCCCTCTCCGGTGCGCAGCCAAGTCTCGGAGACATTGAACTCGCGGCAGATTGAGCGGATGGTTTGGTCAGATGGGTTCTTTTTTCCATTCTCAATATTGCTGCAAGAGGGGGCAGTAATTCCGATACGCTCCCCGAACTTTTCCAGGGTCAGGCCTTCATTTTTACGCACCAATTTAATACGTTCGTTCAAAACTCTATCACCTCCTCGGTACAAGTATAGAATAACACATCTCTAGAAAAAAATCAAGCATTATTTTTGCCTAAGCTAAAAAATAATGCTTGACAAGTTTTCTAAGAGATGCTATAATTTAGCCATGGCAAGAAAAAGACAGGAGGTGAGCCAAGTGGCCGACAACAAAATCACCGCAACCCGACCGGGGCTGGATACCGTCAAGTGTGTGGATATGCAGACTTTGACCGAAAAAATTAAGCAGCTGCCGCCGCAAGCGATCAGCTACATAGCAGGTGCCGTCGAGATGGCAAGCCTGCTGCAAAACAAGGGGGCCTGAAAATGAAGCGTAAAACCGCAATCAAATTTATGATGAGCGCTTGCTGTAAAAAAATGGATCGGAACACGGTCACGCGGCTTTTTGACCAGGGCCGAAAAATTGCTCCTAATTATAGCAACGACCAGATTCTGTGCACATTGCTACGCGCATACGAAATGTGGGCGGAGCTGGATGGCCAGCCCGCGCAACAATTTCGTGCTGCCTTTAAAACTTTTGAGCTCGGTTTGCGCCAAGCAAAACGAGGGAGGGATATAAATGGACAACACCGCATTACAACCTGTCCTTGACGCCCTGCTGGAAGAACTGGCCGCCCGGGTGGCGGGCAGGATCGCGCCGCAGCGCAAGGAGCTGTACACCGTGCAGGATCTGTGCGAGCGGTACGGCGTCAGCGACGACACCATTACCCGCTGGATGCGGGCCGGGGAGTTTGGCGAGACCGTCAACCCGACGCCGCGCATCCACCTGGTGACGCTTTCGGGCATCACGGAGTTTGACACCCGGCACACCGGCCCGGCCTACGCGGGCCAGCCCGCCGCCCCAACACGCCGCCGTATCAGCCGGGCCGACCCCGGCAGAATTTAAGTGTGTCCAACGTGGACACAGGGAAGGAGGGGCGCAGATGACGCCCGATGATATCGCCTGGGTGCAGGGGCGGCTGCGCGGCTGTAAGTATCTGGTCGACACGTTGCACAAATGTGCCCAGTGTTTGGACGTGGGCGACGACGCACTGCTGGCCGCGCTGGGCTTTGAGAGCGAAGCCGCCCTCAAAGCGGCCTACACCAGCAAGCTGCGAGGCCGCGGCGGGAACCATCGCGGCAACACCTACACCATGCCCGACGAGAATACGATGCACGAGGCCGTGCTGATGTTCTACGGCGGCGTGGACATGGACGTTGTAAAGCAGCTGATGGGCTACGCGGGGAAGATATCTAACGCGGCGATCACGTTACGCTGCACGAGCTGGAAGGAAAAGAACCCCACCGCGGCGCGCCGACTGCCGCACAGCCGGGCGACCCCGGCGCAAATACGAAAAAAGGGAGAAATCAAGATGAACATTGACAAGAAAGGGCTGCCCGCGTACTGCTACGCGATAGCGCCCAAGACCGGGCTGCCGGTACGGATTTTCCGGGGCGAACACGCCATGTTCGGCGTGCGGCCTGACATGATAGTGAGCAAGGCCAACGAGCAGATCAGCGTGGACGCCCGTCAGGCGGCGGCCATGGTGGGGGGCGTACTCTACGGTTGGGACGGTCCGCACGCCGACCCCGCCCAGTATGATGACGATGGGGTCTATATTGGCCCACAGTGAGGAGGAACTTATGGAAAATGAAATCAAAACCAACGAGAGGCAGCAGGCCCAGGCATTCGGGCTGCTGAATGCCAAGGATGTGGTCGTCAGCGTCGTGAAGGTGACGGCGGATGGTGTGAGCATCAAGCTCTGGCCCGATGCCGACGCGGTGCGCGGCGTGCTGGGCAAGGCTGCCAAGCTGGCGCAGGTTCCCGGCGGGTACAGCCTGCGGCGCTATGTGTGCGGGCGGGCGCTGTACTGCGCCGTGCAGCTGGGCGACGCCACGCGGGACGCTCCATGCCCGGCGGGCTACCACGTGCACAGCGACGCCAACCTCAACGAGGCCGACGGCAGCCTGATTGCGGCAGCGGCGGAATGGGGCATCGGCAAGGGCGTGTTTGACCTGCCGCCCCTGCGCATCTCGGCTAGCAAAGTGCATATTGTGCCAAAGGCCAAGGATGGCACTAACGTTATCGAGCGGTATATCCTGGACGATGTGCTCACGCTGGACGACATCACCTACAACGATGACGAGAGCGTCGCCGCCCTGCGCGTGCGCAAGCGGGATGGGGGAATCATTGCATGGCAAGCAAACTGATTGCACACCTGGCCGCGTGGTACATCCCCACCGGGCGCACCGACCTGGACGGCATGGAGGGCCTGACCGTGGACTACGGATACCTGCTGGAGGCGCGGCGGATGCACACCGAGCTGGAAGCCCGCGCCCGCGGCCAGCCCCTGATGGTAGAAATCGAGATCAAGCCGGTGCGGGACAAGCGGACGCTGGACCAGAACAGACTGATGTGGGCCTTGCTGAACAAGCTGGCCCAGGCATTGAGCGGCGGCACCCCCGGCGGGGTGACTGCCGAACAGTGCTATCTGGACCTTTTGGCCGACTACGGTGCCGAGGTGGAGACCTGGCGCGTGCCGCTTAAGGCACTGCCTGCTTTGCGCCGTGCGTACCGCGTGGTACAGGTGGTGGAGGTGCTGGACGGCGGCTACTGCGTGGCCCGGCTCGGCCTGGGCAGCAGCAGCTTTACTCGGCAGCAAATGCACGATTTCATTGAGCGCATCTTTGACCGGCTGGCCGAGGCCGGTGTTGACGATGCCGAAACCACTGAGCAATACCGAGACTGGAGGCGTGCGGATGGCTAAGAGCATTTTGCAGAAGGACAAAGAGTGCTATCTTTGCCGCCGGTTCTATAACCTGCGCACCACGCGCGGCCTGGAGGAGCACCACATCCTGTTTGGACGCGGGCGGCGGGAGCTGAGCGAGCGGTACGGCTTAAAGGTCTGGCTGTGCCACAACCATCACAATGAGCCGCCCCTGGGCGTCCATTTTGACCCGGCTGCCCGGCGGGTGTTGGAACAGGCAGCACAATTTGCTTTTGATGATCTCCACGGCCCCGGCAGCTTTGCCAAGGTGTTCGGAGAAGAAATTTAGGAGGATACTTATGCCCCAGATCGTAAACAAAAAGAGCGTGCTGGAGATGGCGATGGGCGCGATTGCCGAGATCACAGACTATGAGGTGGAACGGGTCGTGGCGAACATCATGGACCCCAACACCAACGCAACGGCCAAGCGCAAGATCACCATCACGCTGACCTTTGCACCGGATGACTACCGCCAGCAGATCGGCATGGACGCGCAGGCAAAGACCACCCTCGCGCCGCTCTCGCCGGTGCGCACGTCCCTGTGCATTACCAAGGCGCGGGACGGCAGCCTGCTGCTGGCCGAGATGACGCCGCAGGTGCCCGGACAGGTGGACATGGACGGCGATGAAACACCGATGCCCGCAATGGCCCGCGTAGGCCGTGCAGGGTATTAACACACAGAAAGGACAAGACAATGGAAAACAGTTTTTTGAAAGACGCTATTGACCGCATTGTGGAGCTGGCGACCCCCTTCACCCTGGAAACGCGCAGCGGGTATCAGTTCTGCTCCACCTACCTGCACGAGGTCAAGCCGGAGGTTGAACTCCCGGACCGGTACTCGGTGGATACTCTGGAGGCGCTGGTCAAGCTGATCCGCACCGAGGGCGTCACCCAGGCACCGCTGCTGTATGTGCGTGTGGACAGCGCCCGGCGGGTCGTAGTGGACAGCACCTACACGGGCCGCGACTACGCGATCTACAGCCGCCTGCCGCTGTATGAGGCCGTGAGTGACGTGCCGGACATTACCACAAACCAGAGCATGACCAAGGAGAAGGCCGTCGTGGAGCTGCAGAGTCTGTACGCCGTCACCACTGACCGTGACTATCTGCTGGCGCTGCTGAGCCGCATCGACGTGAATCAGGGCGTGTCCAGTGTGGACAACGGGATCAGTCAGGAGGTCAGCGTCAAGACCGGCGCGGTGCTGAAGGAGCAGCAGACGGTGCAGCCCATCGTCCATCTGCAGCCCTACCGCACTTTCCTTGAGGTCGAGCAGCCCGCCAGCGACTTCCTGCTGCGCCTTAACAAAGAAGGCCGCCCGGCGCTGTACGAGGCTGACGGCGGCGCGTGGAAGCTGGAGGCAAAGCGCAACATTGCCGCCTATCTGGGCGAGAAGCTGGCCGACCTGATCGAGAGCGGCAATGTGGTGGTGATGATCTGATGACTTGGGTCGCAGTGGCAATTATTGTTATCAGCCTTCTGATTTACGCATGGCTGACAAAGTGAGGTGACCTTATGCTTAATGTGATAGCGCTGCAGGGCCGCCTGGCCCGTGACCCGGAGCTGCGGCAGACCAACACGGGCAAGCAGGTGGCGACATTCACCCTGGCCGTGGATCGCGGGCGCAGGGACGCCAACGGCAAGAGCGTGGCGGACTGGATACCCGTCATTGCATGGGAGCGTGCCGCCGAGTTTGCCTATAAATGGCTCACTAAGGGCCAGATGGTAGCGGTGGATGGACGGCTGCAGAGCCGCACCTACACAGCCAAGGACGGCACCAACCGCACCGTGCTGGAGGTTGTGGCCAACAACATCAATTTTTGCGGCAGCAAGGCGGACAACGCAGGGGCTCTTTCAGCTCCCGCTGAGGGACCCAGAGTGGGTGCGCCCGCACCGGAGTACAGCCGCGGGCCGGGTGACGACTTCGCCATGATCGAGGATGAGGGCGACCTGCCGTTCTGACGTTTAAAACTTGATAAGACCTGAACAGGGATGCGCTGCTAAAAAACAGCGCGGCGCACCCCTGTATTAAGGTCAGCCTTTTTTAGAGGTACTGACATGGACAAACCTGCTTTTTTTGCGATACTGCCCGCCGCCGTGCGGTACGACACGCGACTGAAACCGATGGAGCGGATTTTATACAGCGAGATCACGGCGCTGGCCGACCAGACCGGATACTGCTACGCGTCGAACCGGTATTTTATCGAGCTGTACGGAGCCGGGGAACGGACTGTTCAGGGATGGATAAAAAACTTGGCCGACTGTGAGTACATCACGGTGGAAGTGTTCGGCGGTGCCGGACAGGGTCGGTGCGAGCGCCGCATGACCCCGCTTTTCGGCTTGCGGGACGTCCGGCAGACCCCCGCAGATTTAAGCGCCACCCCCGCAGAAAATTGCGGGGATACCCCCGCAGAAAACTGCGCCCCACCCCCGCAGAAAACTGCGGGAAAACAATACAAGAATAATAATACAAGTAATAACAACACAACGCGTGCGTGCGCACGAGGGTTTGACCGGTTCTGGGCGGCTTACCCGCGCAAGGTCGGCAAGGGGGCCGCTGAACGCAGCTTTGAGCGCATCCGCCCGGACGCTGCCCTGCTGGACGGGATGCTGCGGGCCATTGAGACACAGCGCCAGAGTGACACATGGCTGCGCGGCTACATCCCCAACCCGGCCACCTGGCTAAATCAGCGCCGGTGGGAGGATGAACCGGACGGTGTGGCCGCCCCGGCGGCGCGGCAGACACCGCACAGCCCGCCGCCGCCCACGCCGGTACTTGACCCCGACGGCGACATCACCAAATTGTGGGGAGCGTGGGAAGAATGAGCGCCGAGACGTTAACGCATCAAGACGCGTTCATCGGCGCTGTGATGCTGCGGGGCATGAGCAATAAAAAAGCGGCCCGGGCGGCGGTGCTGAAACTCTCCCCCGCTATGTTCGAAGAGGGCACCCGGCGGGATGTATTCGCCGCAATGCAGCGTATGGCCTACGCGGGCGAGGATGTGGGCGACCCTGTCCTCATCGTCAGCCGGGCCGCCCAGGAAAACAACCAGGACGTGGCCGACGTCAAGGTCTACGTCACCCGGGCGGCGGAGACCTGCCCGGCGGTGTCCAACCTGGACAACTACGCCACGCTTGTTGTCGAGGACTACCGGCTTGACCTGCTGCAATCGGCCCTGCTGGCCGCGTGCAGCAGCAACAGCAACGCCGACCGCATCTGCGCCAAGGTGCGGGCCGCGCTGAATATGCAGGACGCCATTCTGGCTACCCAGGCCGACGGCAGCGGGCAGACATTCGCCGCTGTGCTGGAGAAGGCGGTGGCCGCGCTGGAAAAGCCAGACACCCTGCTGCGTACCGGCTGGCGGCAGGTGGACCGCTACGGCCTGTTTGAACCGACCAACACCGTGGTCGTGGCCGGGCGGCCAGGCTGCGGCAAGACCGACCTGACCATCAACCTGGCGGCCCGGTTGAGCCTGCGGAAAAAAGTCTACTACCTGACGCTGGAAGAAAGCGCTGTGAAGCTGATGCACCGAATCATCTCGAAGACGGCTCGGGTGGACGCGGGCCGAATGCGGGACCGAAAGCTCAGCCGACAGGAGCTTGCTAATATCAAGGCTGTGCAGGCCATGATGGCAAACCACCACAACATGATCCTGGAGGATGTCGAGGACGTGGGCGGCGCGGCGACGCTGGACATGATCCGCGCCCGGCTGCTGACCTACAAGCCGGATGTGGCGATCATCGACCACATCGGCCTGATCGCGAGTACAGACCCGCGGGCCAAGGAGTATGACCGCCTGAGCGAGATAACCCGGCAGTTAAAACTTTTAGCCATGCAGATGGGAATCGTCATCATCGAGCTGTGCCAGCTCAACCGCGGCGGCGCGGCGGCCCAGTACGGCACGCTGGCCGAACTGCGTGGCAGCGGCACGATAGAACAGGACGCCAACGCAGTTGTTATGGTGCGCACATTACCGCCCGGCGGGGCAGAACTGCACGACACCAACGACTACCGGGCTACCGGCATCATGATCGCCAAAAATCGGGAAGGCGGTCTGGGCGAGGTGCCCATGCAGTGGCGCCCGCAGTACCACGACTGGATACCCGATGGCGACATCTACCAGCAGGACGAGGGCGGCGAGAGCGGCCCGAAATTTGAAAGCTACGAGCAACAGCAACTATAATTTTACAGGGGGATTTACAAGATGGACAAAATCGCAATCATCAACTTGAAGGGCGGCGTCGGGAAATCCGTCACCGCCTGCAACCTGGCCGCCGAATTGGCCGCCAAGAGCAAGAGCGTTCTGGTGGTGGACCTGGATAAACAGGGCAACACAAGCAAGTTTTTCGGCTGGCTCGATTATGACCGCCTATCGGTGGCCGAGGTGCTGCTGGGCGAGCGCTTCGCCAACGCCGCCATCGTCGAGGATACCGGCCTGCCCGGCGTCCACCTGCTGCCCGGTGATATGCGGCTTCTCAAAGCCAACCGCATGATCCTGATGGATACCACCGAGCCGCAGCAGTACCGCCTGCGGGATGCGCTGGAGCATGTGGCCGAGAATTACGACTATTGCCTGCTGGACTGCCCGCCCGATCTGGACATGGGAAGCATCAACGCCCTGTGCGCGGCGGACTGGGTCATCATCCCGGTGGACTGTGACGAGTGGGCGTGCGATGGCATGGACGAGATCATCGACCAGATCGAGCGCGTCCAGATGTATTACAATCCGCGGCTTAAGATTATGGGCGCGATGATGACAAAATATCGTCACACCAAATACGCGGCGGACGTTATCCGGCAGCTGAGTGCACAGGGCGTCCCGATGCTGCGAACGGTCATCCGCTACACGGTCAAGGTCAGCGAGGCCAAGAGCGCCCACAAGCCGCTGCGGGAGTTCGCGCCGAAATGTACGGCCACGGACGATTACAAGGCGCTGGCCGGTGAGGTCGACGAGATCGTGTCCAATGTGGACACAAAGGAGGGCTGAGCGATGAGCAAGGGATTTTCTATCAACGACATTCTCGGCAACACAAAAGCCAACGCCCCGGCGGGGCAGAAGATGCAGATCGTCATGCTGCCCGCCGCCGATATTGAGCCGAACCCGGAGAACAGCATCTACGAGATCGGGGATGTGTCGATGCTCAAGGCGGACATTGCCGAGCGGGGACTGCGCAGCCCGCTGGAGGTCCTGCCCGCCCAGAACGGTAAATATATGCTGCTGGCCGGACACCGCCGTTGGACCGCGTGCCAGGCGCTGACGGTTGAGGGCGTGACCGGGTTTGAAGTCCTGCCCTGTGTCATCCACCAAAGCCAGGGCGTGGATGATGACCTGATCGCGCTGATCACCTCCAACGCCACGGCGCGCGAGCTGACGGACGGTGAGCGGCTGCGCCAGTACCGGGCACTCAAGCAGGCGCTTGAACGCAAAAAGGCAGCGGGCGCGCTCGATGGCCGAATCCGTGATGAGATGAGCCGCATTACCGGAGACGGCACCGGGACGCTGGGAAGATTCAACGCGATTCTCAATAATTGCACAGCCGAGGTTGTGCAAATGTTGGAAAAAGGCGAGATCACGATGACCCGCGCCTATGAGTGCAGCAAGCTGTACAAGGTGCAGCAGGCAGAACACGCCAGAAACGGGTACGCCGGCATGCCGCCCATCACCGCTCTGGCTCGGCGGGCGGCCATCAAGTATCTGGTCGAGTGCGGCCTGGCTGACCAGCTGAAGAAGCTCGACTACGTTCGCAAGAGCGAATGGAACTACGCTGACCATGGGCTGAATGCCCGAAAGCTGGAGCCGGTGACGCTGAATCTGACCGAGAGTGAGACGGATGCGCTGCTGCACATTGAGCCTGTCGATTCCCGCGGCGTCCGGGTACAGATGCGGGACCCTGCCGATACGGATGAGGTGCTGGCAGAGAGCCTGCTGTATCCTCGGGACTTCTTCGATGCCGCTAAGCGTCTGTACATCAACATGGACGATCTGGCGGCGTACAAGGCCGAGGTGAAGGGCAAGCGTAATCAGGAGCGTGCCCGGCAGGAGGAGGCCGAAAAGTGGCAGGCGCTGGCCCGGCAGGAGCTGGAGGCGTTTGACAGCTGGCCGCTTGTGACGCGGCTGAAGGACCTGGGCCTGACGATCCGTGAGCGGAAGATGGCAGACGGCGGGCGGCTTATCATTGCCGTGGATGATCTGGCGCGCTTTTCCTGCCATGTGAACGGCTTTCAATACCGCGAGTGCTTCGCAGTGCGCCTCGGGCCGAACGGCGAGCGCGCAGGGCGGGACGGAGACATTAATGCGCTGGAACGGTACAAGCGCTGGTACAGCACCGGCGCGGGCATTGAAAGCTATCTGGCCGACGACCTGAAGAAAGTGCAGGGAGGTGGTGTCGGGTGAGCTGTGAGGAGGAGACCCGGCGGGTACGGGCCCTGCGGGTGCAATGGCTGTACCGCTACCTGGACGCCTGTCGGTTGGAGCGCCTCTATGAGGAAGAGGTCCGGGAGCTGCGCGCTGATGCGTGCCGCGTAACGGCCAACCTGAGCGGAATGCCCGGCGGGGCCAGCGACGGCCAGGCCCTGCCGCGGGCGGTGGAGCGCATCGATGCGGCGCGGGCCAGGGTGGAGGAGCAGCTGAGCGTATGCAGCGCGGTACGCCGGGAGGTGGCCACCGTGCTGGAGACGATACCGGCAGCCGATGACTACGAGCTGATGCGCCGCCGCTACCTGCTGGGGCAGACCTGGCGGGAGGTCGGCAGGGCCATGGGCTATTGCAGCCGACAGGTGCGCAGAAAGCACGATAAAATTGTGAACGCGCTAAAGATGTCCACTGATGTCCCTTGATGTCCATCGCGAAAGGCGTATAATGGTAGTATCAGAATCCGCGGGACAGAGATGCCCTGCGGATTTTGATTTTGGCGCATGTCGTCGTAATCCTCCTCGTGGTACGGGTGCTGCGCTGCGTGATGCGGCGTCGCCACGATGAAGCTCCCGCCGTCCGGTTGAAATGCCGGACACTATGCCGCACAGCCACCTGCAGAAATGCCCGGCGGGATGGGCACCGCGCGCCGCAAGCAACGGCGCGGGTTGGGTGTGAGACCCGGGTGTGGTGCCAGCACGCAAGCCGCTGGCGTGAAAAGAAAAAGAAGTAGCGGCTGACGGGCGGGAATATAGACCGCCATGCCCGGCGGGCGGGAGAGACACACCTACATCGAGACCAATATACTCCGTCTCGCGCCGCTGGGCAGCTAGTTGATTTTGAGGTGCGTATGCGGTACGGAGTGCCTTACCAGGGAAGCAAAAATAAAATAGCCGAGTGGGTAGTGGAGCATTTGCCGTCGGGCCATACGCTTGTGGATTTATTTGCGGGAGGCTGTGCGGTAACGCACGCGGCGCTGCTGGCCGGGCGATGGGACAGATACATTGCCAATGACATCGGCGACGCGCCGAATGTGTTTTTGAACGCCGCGCATGGACGGTACGCGGACGAAAGGCGGTGGATCAGCCGGGAGGATTTCTACCAGCTAAAAGACGCCGACCCCTACGTCAGCCTGTGTTGGAGCTTTGGAAATAATCGAAGCAATTATTTATACGTCGAAGAGGTCGAGCCGTGGAAGCGAGCGCTGCATTATGCGCGCGTCCTTGGCGATACCGGGCCTCTGCGCGAGATTGGAATCAATTCCGACGGGAGCGCGGCGGACGTTTTGGCTCACCATGACGAATATAAAGAGAAATATATCCGATGGTGGTTAGGGCAGCAGCGGTACACCCCGGCGGAGTTGGACGAGCTGATAAAAAACAACGAGCGGGAAATGGCCGCAGAAGAAGAGCAGCTGCGAGCGTATTTGCTAGCGGGCTTGAAAAGCAGCGGCATGACGCAGTCGGAGGTGCAGATAAGGCTGGGGACACAGATGGCCGGGCACTATTTTGGGCGCAGTCAATGGGCTTTCCCTACGCAGGAATACTACGAGAAGATGCAGGCTTTTATGCCTGCGCTGACGAAAGATTATAATAAAATTATCGGCTTGTACAGATTAAGGCAAAGGCTGCAAAGTCTGCAAAGGCTGCAAAGTCTGCAAAGGCTGCAAAGGCTGCAAAGTCTGGAAAGGCTGGAAAGGCTGCAAGGCGATTACGAAAGGGTCGAGGTGCCGCGCGGGGCTGTGGTTTATGCCGATCCGCCCTACCGCGGGACGGCCCAGGAAGGGTACGGCGGCATGTTTGATCATGAGCGATTTGATACATGGCTGGCGAGCGTGCCGTACATGGTGATTATAAGTGAGTACAGTTGCCCGGCAGGCTGCGTTGAGGTGGCAAACATCAAAAAGCGGAAACTGTTGGGCACAGGGAACGGCAGCAGCGAGAATTGCGAGAGGCTGTTTGTGCAAGAGCGTTTTGAGGGCGAATATTATGAAAGGCTGGGGGCGGGGATACAAATGAGCTTTGAGGATGTGTCCGGGGTGGACACGTGAGTAATGGCAATAAATCCGTATGATCTGGCGCGGTTGAAGAAGATGATTGCCGCGGACACGGAGCATGACTTCTACTACTGGCCGCAATGGCGGGCAGTTCGCGCTGAAGTGCTGGCCCTGGATAAAGGCGAGTGTCAGCGCTGCCGTGAACTGAAACACAGATACAAGCACGCGATGTTGGTGCATCATGTAAAGCATTTGCGGGATAGGCCGGACTTGGCGCTTAGTATTTGGGATGGCGATGAGCGGCAGCTTGTCAGCGTGTGCAAACAGTGCCATGAAGAACTTCACCCGGAAAGTTTTACGCAATTTTTGCCGAAAGAGCCGCCAATCACGGCGGAAAGATGGGATTAATTGCGCGATACCCCCCCCCACGAAAAAACCAACAATTTCCAGCGGCTTCCAACTCGAATGGGTCCGAGACATTCGGGAGGGGAAGGGGTTGGGCGTGAGGGGTGGGGTGGGTGTGGAGAGAGAAAAGGGCGCGTGACGAAGGGAAAGAGGGTGATTTGGTGGCGCGGAAGAAGAAAAATGAGTATCTGGAACGGGATGCCTGCAAAAAGCTGAAGCAGGACATGTTGGACGACCTGGAGGTCCGCGGGCTGGTGGGAACCCAATATACGGACAAGGTGGAGGAGTACATCAACCTGTGGAGCTGGCTGCAGATGCTCAACGATGACGTGGTGGACCGCGGTGTTTATGTGAAATACCAGAACGGCGCGAACCAGATGGGCACCACCGAGAATAAAAGCCTGACCATTGCCACGCGCGTGTCCGCCCAGATGCTGAACATCTGGACGGCGCTGGGATTCCGGGAGCAGGCGAACAGTGCCAAGCCGCAGAATGGCGGTGAGGATGATGAGCTGTAGAATGCCCCCCGAGGTGCTGGCCTACGTGGAGAGCTGCGAGACCGACAAGCCCTTCCGCGTGGGGGCAGAACAAAAAGCGCTGGCCGCCTATGTGCGGCGGGTGTTTGAAAACGAGAATATTTACGTTGACGAGGCCCAGGCGGCGAAATACCTGGGCCTCGTCAAATATTTCCCCTACGGCGATTTGCTGCCGTGGGAAAAATTTTTATTGGTCCTGTGGAACTGCACCTACCGGGCCGACGGTACGCCGCGGTGGAAAACTGTTTTCTGCTTTGTGGGACGCGGCGCGGGCAAGGATGGATACATTGCCTTTGATTCCGCATGCTCGCTGTCGCCCTACAACCCGGTGGGGCACTACAACGTTGACGTGTGCGCCAACAACGAGGACCAGGCCACGCAGCCGAGCCGCGATTTGGTGGAGGTGTTGGAATCCACAAAATGGGCCACAAAACTGAACCGCCACTATTACCACACCAAGGAGATCATCCAGGGACGGAAGAATAAGGGCGTGATGAAAGGGCGGACCAACAACCCCAAGGGCCGCGACGGTATGCGCAGCGGCAAAATCATCTTCAACGAGGTGCACGCTTATGAGAACTACGACAACATCAAGGTGTTTACGACGGGCCTGGGCAAGGTCGCCCAGCCGCGGTGCGGCATCTTTAGCTCCAACGGTGACGTAAGCGACGGGCCGTTTGATGACTACCTGGCCCGCGGGCTGCGCATTTTGTACGACGGCGAGGCGGACAACGGCTTTCTGCCGTTTATCTGCCGATTGACGGAGAAGGGGCAAATCCACGACCCCGAGAACTGGACGATGGCGAACCCATCCCTGCATTACTTTCCGAATTTGCAGCAGGAGATCGCGGATGAGTACAAGGACTGGTGCGAGCACCCTGAGCAGAACGGCGACTTCCCCACAAAGCGGATGGGACTGCGCGAGGGCGTAAAGGAAGTGAGCGTCACCAGCTACGAGAAGATCAAGGCGACGAATAAGCCGCTGCCGGAGCTGCGCGGCTGGAGCTGCACGGTGGGCATCGACTACGCCGAGCTGAACGACTGGGCGGCGGTGAACCTGCACTTCCGCCGCGGGGCGATGCGGTACGACATCAACCACGCCTGGCTGTGTCGGGAGAGCAAGACGCTGACGCGGGTAAAGGCCCCGTGGCAGGCATGGGCCGCGGACGGACTGGTGACGGTGGTGGAGGACGTGAGCATCCACCCCGATCTGCTGGCTGCCTACATCCGGGAGGCTGCGCAGAAGTATAGCATCCGCAAGCTGGCCATGGACCATTACCGGTGGACCATGATGAGCGAGGCGCTGCGCAAGATCGGCTTTGACGCCAACGACAAGGAGCGCGTAAAGTTGGTGCGGCCCAGTGACATTATGAGCATTGAACCGGTGATTCAGGAATGCTTCGACCGAGAGCAGTTCTGTTGGGGGAACAACCCCTGCCTGCGGTGGGCTGTGAATAATACCAAGCGGGTGCGCAGCAGCCGGAAACTGGGCGTGGACACCGGCAATTTTATTTACGCGAAGATCGAGGCCAAGAGCCGGAAAACCGACCCGTGGATGGCGCTGGTCGCCAGCATGGTGGTGGAGCCGGAGCTTGGGACCGGGGAGACGGCGCAGCCGCCGCCCATCGGGGCCATCGCGTGGTGAGAGGAAGGATAGAATGGGCTTAAAATTCTGGGATGCCTTTATGAGCCGAAAGGCCAAGGGCGGCGGAGACGACATCGTGATGAAGGAGCTGTACGCCGCGGCGGAGGAGTACCGCATCCGCGAGCTGTGTTGGTCGATCTGCGTGAACATGATCGCCAATGCAGTGGGGCGGTGCGAAATACGCACCTTCCGGGACGGGGCCGAGTTCAAGGGCCGCGAGTACTGGATGTGGAATATTGAGCCGAACACGAACCAGAACTCTACGGCCTTTCTGCACAAGCTGGTAGCCAAGCTGTACGAGGATAATGAGGTGCTGATCATCAGTACCCGACGCCGGGACGGCGGGGAGGGGCTTGTGGTGGCAGACCAGTGGATGCTGCCCGAAAACTACCCCAGCAAGCAGAATGAGTACCGGGGCGTTGTGGCCGGCAATGTGAGCTACGACAAAACCTTCCGCGAGAACGATGTGATGCACCTGAAGCTGAACAATAGCAGCATCCGCCCGGTGCTGGACGGGATGTACAAATCCTATGTGAAGCTGGTAAATGCCGCCATCAAGAACTACGAGTGGAACAAGGGCCAGCACTGGAAGGTGACGGTGGCCGACATGGCCCGCGGCCAGGAGGGCTGGGCCAAGAGCTTTCAGGAAATGATGCAGGCACAGGTAAAGCCGTTCTTTGACTCGAACGGCGCGATTTTGCCGGAGTTCAGTGGCTATAAATACGAGCGCGTGGAGGATACGAGCGACGACAGCCGCGACATTTGGGCGCTTGTGGAAGATATTTTCAACTTTACCGCGCGGGGCTTTTTGATCCCCGCTGTTTTGGTGAACGGGCAGATCGAGGGGACCGCGGATGCAAACAAGCGCTTCCTGACGAACTGCATCGACCCGTTGTGCGATCAGCTGCAGGAAGAGGGGACCCGAAAGCGGTACGGCTTTGCCCAGTGGCAGGCCGGGAACTACATGATGGTCGACTCCTCCAGCATTATCCACTTTGATATATTCGAGAATGCGGCCAACGTGGAGAAGCTGGTCGGCAGCGGCGCGTACAGCATCAACGATGTGCGCCGCGCCGCGAACCAGGCCGCGATCACGGAGCCCTGGGCGGACGAGCACTACATGACGCTGAATATCGCGACAATGGACGAGGCTGCCCGCCAGCTGGACCAGAAAGGGGGAGAGGAAACTTGAAGAAAAACATGTGGGAATTTAAACAGAGCGCAGACCCGGCTGTAGCTGAGCTGTATATCTACGGCGACGTGGAGAGCGACAGCACCGACTTCTGGACGGGCGAGGTCAAGCGCAGCGAGACCAGCGCGAACGCTTTTAGAGCGGCGCTGGAAAGAATCCCGGAGCTTGCGCAGATCAACATCTACATCAACAGCAACGGCGGCAGCGTGTTTGAGGGCACGGCCATCTACAACCAGCTGCGCCGCTGCCCGGCGCACAAGACCGTCTACGTGGACGGATTCGCATGTTCGATTGCCTCGGTCATCGCAATGGCCGGGGACGAGGTGGTGATGCCCAAGAACACGTTGATGATGATCCACAACATGTGGATGGGCGCGGTCGGGAATGCTGCCGAGCTGCGCAAGGCGGCGGACGACCTGGAAACCATCAACGCGGCAGGCCGCAGGGCTTACCTGGCGAAGGCCGGGGAGAAACTGACCGAGGAAAAGCTGACCGAGTTGATGGAAGCCGAAACCTGGCTGACTGCCGAGCAGTGCATTGCGCTGGGGCTGGCGGACCGCTACGCCGACGCCGACGCCGACATGAGCGGCGCGGCAGAGCTTTTGAAGAAGGCCAATCTGGACGCGGAGCAGCGGCTGACCATGCAGAAAAGCCTGGCCGCCCAGCTGCGCAGCCTGATGCGCCCGGCAGCGGACCCTGTGCCGCCACCGAAGGAACCAAAGCCCGCGGGCATCATGCAGATGCTGGCGGGGACACAGTAAACGTTGAAAGGAGATACCATGAGAAGCAACGACATTAAAACGCGCGATGAAATCCGCGCAAGAATGCAGCAGGCGCTGCGCGGCAACGATACGGAGGGCTTTTACGCCGCCTTTGATGAAATGCTGGGCGACATTGAGCAGAACCTGCGCCAGGAGTACGCCGACCAGCTGGAGGAGGTACGTCAGGAGATGGATGGCCGTATTCTGGCGGCCCGCGGCGTGCGCCAGCTGACCAGCGCCGAGCGCGAGTACTACCAGAAATTTGCCGCAGCGGCCCGGAGTGACAACCCCCAGCAGGCGGTGGCTAACCTTGATGTGGCGCTGCCGGAGACCGTCATCAACTCCGTTTTTGACGACATGCGCGCCAACCACCCGCTGCTGAGTAAAATCAACTTTATGCCCAGCGGCGGCGCGGTGAAGATTTTGGTGAACACCAACGGCGTGGAGAGCGCCGTCTGGGGCAAGCTCACGGATGAAATCGTCAAGGAGGCCACCGCGGGTCTGAAGGAGATCGACACGGTGCTGTACAAGCTGAGCGCCTTCCTGCCGGTGGCCAAGGCCATGCTGGACCTGGGCCCCGACTGGCTGGACCGCTTTGTGCGCGAGACGCTGTACGAGTACCTGTCCAACGGCCTTGAGGTGGGCATTGTGACCGGTGAGGGCAAGGACCAGCCCATTGGCATGATGCGCAAGGTGGGCGACGATGTGACCGTGACCGGCGGCAGATACCCGAAGAAGGACGCCATCACGCTGAACGATTTGTCCCCCGCGACGGTGGGCAACCTAATCAGTCTGATGGCGGTAACGCCCAATGGCCGCCCCCGCACGGTGAGCGACGTGATCTTCCTGGTGAACCCGCAGGACTACTACCAGAAGGTGATGCCCGCCACGACGGTGCAGGCCCCGGACGGCACCTACCGCAACGACGTGCTGCCCTACCCGATGACGGTGATCCAGAGCCCGGCGCTGAAGCGCGGCGAGGCGCTGATGGGCATTGCCGGACGCTACAAGGCATTTGCGGGCCTGGCCAAAGACGGACGCATCGAGTACAGCGACGACTACCACTTCCTGGAGGATGAGCGCGTCTACCTGATCAAGACGTATGCCAATGGCATGCCGCTGGACAACAATGCCTTCCTGCTGCTGAACATTGGCGGTCTGCGCCCGGCGGTGTGGAAGGTGGAGACCGCCGACGCCCCGACGCCTGGCACCAACGCTGCGCTGAACAGCCTGAGCCTGGGCAGCGTAAGCCTGTCCCCCGCGTTCAGCGCGGCGACGGTGACCTATACCGCGGCTACGACCAATGCGACGAATACGATCACGGCGGTGCCCGCTGATGCGGCGGCCAGCGTGAAGGTCGAGGTTGGCGGCAAGGAGATCGACAACGGCAGCGCCGCGACCTGGGCGAGCGGTGCGAACACGGTGAAGGTGACGGTGACGGCTGAGGATGGCACGACCACCAAGACCTACACCGTGACCGTGACGAAGAGCTGATGACCCGCGACAAGCTGCCCGCGGGGCTTTTGGACGACGTGAAGAACCAGCTGGACATCACCTGGAGCGATGAAGCAACGGACAAGAAGTACTGCGGGCTGATCGCCGCCGGTGCAAACTACTTGGATGACAGGCTGGGCACGCGGGCGGACTACACCGCCGACGGCGATCCCCGAACCCTGCTGATGGAGTATGTGCGCTATGCCCGGGACAGTGCGCTGGATGTGTTTGAGGCAAACTATCTCTCCCTGATTTTGAGTGCGCAGCACGGAAGGGCGGTGAACCAGTTTGAGAAAAACACCGTTTACGCGGCAGAATAATGCCGTGATCACCCAGCCGTTTGCGGACGGCATTGTGACGATCTACGCCGTGGCCGACACGGCAGCGCCGGGCCGGATGCCCGTGGAGAAGCTAACCGAGAAGGGGCGGCTGCGCTACGATGAGCAGCGCCTCGGCTTGCAGCGATACTATCAGGGGCGGCAGAACCAGGTGCAGATCGAACGGGTGGTGCGGGTGCCGCGGGGGCTGGACATCAACAGCCAGGACGTGGCTGAGACCGAGGACGGGCGGCGCTACCGCATCGACCTGGTACAGTCCACGCAGGGCGTTTACCCGCCGTGCCTTGATTTGACGCTGGCCAAGATTGAAAGGGTGCGTGTAAAATGAGCTGGAGCGATGAGATCATAGCCGTGCATACGAGCGTCACCGACCAGGTGAGCCATGCCGCGAGGCTGAAAAGCGAGCGGTATTTCGTCTGGCAGGAGGACGGCGGCAACGACGACGGCAGCGAGAACCGCCACAGCGAGCGGGCCGTGACCGGCACGACGGACCTTTTCACGCCGTTGGAGTTCGACCCGTGGGTGCGGGCCTTTGAGGCGGCGCTGGACGCGGCCCCCAGCGTGGGGGCGTGGTACAAAAACAGCGTGCAGTACGAGGAGGAGACCGGGCTGACCCACCACGAGTGGGTATGGGAGGTATACGACGATGGCGACGTTCAAGACGCAGGGGCTTGACAAGTACGTGGCCCAGCTGGAACGGCTTGGGAAGAAAACCGACACCGTGATCAGCGAGGCTGTGTACGAGATGGCCAAGGTGGTGGCGGATGAGGTGAAGGCTAATCTAATTGCTCTGCCCAGCGTGCCAGACACGGAGGGCTTGAAGGCGTTTGCCTCCAAGCCACAGCAGAAAATACCTATCACAAAGGCCCAGAAATGGGGACTTGTTCATTCTTTTGGTATTGCCTCTTTGCGAAACGAGGGCGGCTTTATCCATGTGAAGATAGGCTTTGACGGATACAATGAGGTAAAGACCAAAACATTCCCCAATGGCCAGCCCAACGCGCTGATTGCCCGCAGCATTGAAAGCGGCAGCAGCACGCGCGAAAAAACACCCTTCCTGCGTCTCGCCTTGGCGGCGTCTCGAAAGAAAGGTATTGAGGCTGCGCGGGTAAAATTTGACGAAGCGATTCACGATACATTTGAGTAATACGGGCGTGTCCAAAGTGGACACGCGGCGCGATGGCCCGGCAGAAATGCCGGGCCATTTTTGGAAAGGAGAAACAAATGGCAACTGTTGGTTTGAGCCGCGTGTATGTGGCAAAGTACGATGCAAACGGCGGCAACCCCACCTACAGCGGCGGCACGCTGCTGGCAAAGGCCGTGGAGATGAACTCGGAACTGAAAAGCGCCGACGACAACAACGACTACGCCGACAACGAGATCAGCGAGAGCGACACCACGTTTGGCGGTGGTACGCTGACATTGACAACGGACGACCTGCTGCAGGAGGGCAGCGCCATGATCCTGGGCATCACGCCCTCCGCGGTGGCAGGGGTGACGCCGGAGGCGAAGGAGCTGATCTACGACGACGACATGGTCCCGCCTTATCTGGGCTACGGCTCCATCATCAAGAAAATCAAGAACGGCGCGGTCAAGTGGCGCGCTGTGGTATTGCCGAAAATCAAGTTTAGCGTGCCGAGCGATGCGGCGAAGACCCAGGGAGGGACCATTGAGTGGCAGCACCCCGAGCTGACGGCCACGATCTACCGCGACGACAGCGCCAAGCACCGCTGGAAGCGGGATGCGACCTTTGACAGCGAGGCGGGGGCCGAGAGCTACATCAAGAAGCTGCTGAACATTGGGGAGGAATAAACTGTGCGCAGAATAACAACGTTTAACTTCTGCGGCCAGGAGCGCACCGTGGCATTTACGGTGGCCGCCGCCGAAAAGCTGGATGAAAAGGCCGGTAGTCTGGAACGACTGGGCGAATGGCTGGCGGGTGACGGCGGCCAGATGGCCGCGCTGGGCCGGTGTGTGGAGATCGTGCAGCTGCTGATGGCCGAGGGTGAGAACTACGAACGGCTGCAGGCCCGCTACAGCGGCCAGGAGCGCAAGGACCTTGCCGTGCCGACGGCGGAGGAACTGAAGAGCCTGTACACCGTGCAGGACCTGGCTACGCTGAAGGATGTGATCTTTGGCGCGATCTCTGCCGGGCAGCAGCAGGAGGTGGAGAGCAAGGCCGTGGAGGCCACAGGAAAAAACGAAAGCGCCACATCGTAAGGCCCGGCACGGCGTGGCTGAAGTTTTTTGGGATGCGCGCCGGATTGAGCAAGGCAGAGATGCTGCATACGCCCATCGGCGAGATTCTGGATTATGTGGCATGTGAGGCCATCTTCAACGGCGCGGACCAGAAAACCGAGGCGGATGATGATCCGTTTCCGGATTGGGCATAAGAAGAGGAGGTGAGGGAATTGGCCGAGAATATCGGGCCCAAAATCGGCATTGAGGGCGAGGCCGCTTTTAAACAGAGCCTGAAAAACATTGTGCAGCAGACGAAGGCGCTGGACGCGGAATTTAAGATGGTGACTTCTACCTTCGGCAAGAATTCCGACGCGCAGGCCAAGCTGAAGGCACAGGCCGAAGTGCTGGGGCGGCAGCTGGCGAACCAGAAAAGCCGTGTGACCCTGCTTGAAACGGCCTATGAAAACAGCAAGAAAAAGCTGGACGAGCTAAGCGCGGCGCTGAACAAGGCCACCAATGAGCACGGGAAGAACTCCACCGAGGCGCAGGCCGCGAATGCCGCCTACCAGCGGCAGATCGGCGTGGTGGCGAAGGCTAAGACTGAATGGATGAATGCTGCGACGGCGGCCAACAAAATGGCCGACCAGCTGGCCGACACCGAGGACGCGCTGAGCAAAGCGGGCCAGGAGACCCAGAGCACCGAGGAGGAGACCAAAAAGCTGGGGGCCGCCATGGAGGACACCGGTCAGAAGAGCAGCGTTTTTGGCGACATGCTGAAGGCAAATCTGCTGGGCGATGCTATCAAAGCGGCCATCGGCAAAACGGTGGATATGATAAAGGAGCTTGGCAGCGCCTTTGTGAATTTGGCTAAAAGCAGTCTGGAGGGCTACGGCAACTACGAGCAGCTTGTGGGCGGCGTGAAAACGCTGTTTGGCACTGAGGCGGGCAGCGTGGAGGAATACGCCCAGAGCGTAGACCAGAGCGTGGCCGAGGTGGCCGACAAGTACAACAGCCTGCTGCGCAGCCAGGAAACCGTGCTGAAAAATGCACGGGACAGCTGGAAGACCGCGGGCCTGTCCGCCAATGCCTACATGGAGACCGTGACGAGCTTTGCGGCAAGCCTGGTGTCCTCGCTGGGCGGGGACACCGAGAAGGCCGCACAGTACGCCGACATGGCCATTGTGGACATGAGCGACAACGCGAACAAGTTTGGCACGGACATGACAAGCCTCCAGTATGCCTACCAGGGATTCGCAAAGCAGAACTATACCATGCTGGACAATTTGAAGCTGGGGTATGGTGGCACGAAGACGGAGATGGAGCGGCTGGTGGCAGACGCAGCAGCTCTGACGGATGTGCAGGACAAGCTGGGCGTCACGGTGGACGCCAATAGTCTGAGCTTTGAGAATATTGTGGCGGCAATCCATGTGGTGCAGGACAACATGGGCATCATGGGGACGACGTCGAGGGAGGCCGAGAGCACGATCCAGGGCAGTGTGAACGGCATGAAGGCGGCCTGGGAGAATTTTTTGACCGGCATGGCCGACCCGGAGCAGGACTTTGACGCGCTGGTGCAGAACCTGGTGCAGAGCATCCAGACGGCGGCGAGCAACATCGTACCGCGGCTGCAGGAGATCATCCCGACGTTGATCGAAGGGCTGGGGGAGCTGGTTGACCAACTTAGCCCCTACGTAGGCGAAACCATTGAAGAGCTGGCCCCGACCATCAAGGAGGCGCTGCTGGCGCTGGTCGACACGCTGCAGGGCGTTTTTGCCGAGGCAGCACCGCAAATCGGTGAGGCGGCCAGGGTGCTGGGCGACGCCGCTATTGAGGGGATTACCGCGGCACTGGATGAGCTGCTGGCCCCGGTGCAGGAGAAGATCAACGCGATCCTGCCGATCATTGCTGCCATCGGCGCGGCCTTTGCGGCGTGGAACATCGTGAGCATCATTGCCGGGGTGGTATCCTCCCTGGGGGGACTGTCCGGCGCGATCACTGCGGTGTTTGCGGTGCTGGCTGCAAACCCAATCGGCATTGTTGTGGCGGCCATCGCGGCGCTGGTGGCCGCGATCATGACGGCGTGGAATACCAACGATGCATGGCGCGAGAGCATGATTGAATTGTGGGGCATCATCAAAGAAACGGTAGCGGGAACCATTAATGCGCTTGTGGAGCTAATCACGGCCTTTGGGGAAAGCGCTTGGGAGGGCATGAAAAAAGCCGGAAAGGCCATGAAGGACGGACTGATGGACGCGCTGACGTTCATGGAGGAACTGCCCGGAAAATTTTTAAAGTGGGGCTCTGACATGATCCAGGGCCTCATCGATGGCATCCGGGGCATGCTGGGAAACCTGAAGGAGGTCGTCACGGACGTGGCCGGGGCAATCAAATCGTTTTTGCATTTCTCCCGCCCGGATGTGGGGCCGCTGCGAAACTATGAACAGTGGATGCCGGATTTTATGGCCGGATTGGCTGACGGTATCGACGCCAACAGCTGGCGGGTAGAGGATGCCATCACCCGCCTGACCGGCAGGATGGGCGTGCAGCTGACGGCGGCCCAGACCGGCGGGGCCATCGTGAACCAAACGATCAACTTTGGCTACGAGGTGCAGGCCCCGGATGTGGTGGCGCGCGAAGTGCGCCGAATTACAACCAGCGGATTGGCAGGTGCTTGATATGGCTTATCCATCACAGGTGCGCGTTGAGCGCAGCGATGGCCAGAGCTTTTTGTTCGGCGGGCAAGACTGGAGCCTGTACGGCCTGACGGGTCTGGATGCGGCGGATTACGCCGTATTTACCGAGGATCGCGGAAGCGGCGACGGCGGCATTATCACAGGCCGCCGCGTGGCGGCCCGGACCATTGAAATCAAAGGACGCAACCGAAACACGCCTAATAATGCCGCGAACCGCGCCGCGGCGCTGGCCTTTTTTAACCCAAAGCTGGATTACAAAATCTATATCACGTATCTGGGCCGCACGCGGTGGATCGCGGGCGTTGTGGAGAAGGCAAGCTGCCCGTTCCGCAATGTCTACGCCCTGCAGCTGCTTACGGTGAGCTTTTTGTGCGTGGAACCCTACCTTTTGAGCGTAGATGACTTTGGCCGAGACATTGCGGCGGACGAGCCGCGCTGGGGCTGGCCGTACATGGACAATTTAACCTACAAAACTATCGTGAGTAAATTTGCCTACTCGGGCAGCGTACATATCGACTACGACGGCGACGCCGAGGCCGACCTGCGGATGACGCTGTCCGCGGCGGGCAAGGTGGTGAACCCCAAGATCGTGAAGGGGGACAGCTTTGTGCGCGTCCTCCACACGATGGAGAAGGGGGACGTCATCGAGATCGTCACGTCGCCGACGCCGACGGTGAAGTTGAACGGGGACAACATTCTGAATCAGGTGGACCGCCTGAGCCGCTTTGCGCCCCTGAAGGTTCAGCCGGGCGGCAACGACTACAGCTACGAGGCCGACTACGGCGACAATGTGCTGCACGTGGTGCTGCACTACTACAATCATTATTTGGGGGTGTGAGCCATGGAGCTGCTGGCGCTGGATGACGACTTTGAGCCGGTGGGCTACCTGCCCTACATCAATCTGCAGTGGACACGTGAGTACTACACGGCGGGCCAGTACAGCGTGCAGGTGGCGGCGGGGGACTACGACCCGCGCATGGCTTACCTGTACACGCCGGAGCGCCCGGAGATGGGTGTTATCCATAAGGTGGAACGCACCGAGAACATCAAGGGGCGCTTTATCCAGATAAGCGGCTACTTTTTGGAGCGCTTATTGTGGGATAAGGTCCTCTGGCCGACGTACTACGCCAGCGGCGGCACGATCCCGGAGGCGGTGACGGCAATGATCCAGCAGTACAAGGGGGACATACCGCTGCTGGAGGTGCTGGACGCCCCGGCTGTGTCCACCCTGGACACAGCGGTGTGGCAGGAGACCGGCGGCGAGTTGGGGAATGTGGCCTACAAGCAGCTGCAGACAGTGGCCTGCAGCCTGCGGTGCCGCTACGACTACAACGCGAATAAAATTTATTGCGGCGTATGGCAGGGCACGGACCGCACCCAGGGCCAGACGGCTAACCCGTTTGTGACGTTTGCGGACAGCTTTGGAAATCTGATCTCTGCCGAGGCCAGTCAGGACAAAAGCAACTACAAGAATTATGCCATCATCGCCGGACAGGACAAGGCCGAGAACCGCATTACGGCAGTGGCTGACCTGTCCGGCGGCGGCTATAAGAAGATGCTGTACAAGGATAGCCGCGCCAGCCGGTGGGATGAAAAAGAGCAGAGCCGCGAGGACTACATTGCCGGACTGCAGCAGGAGGGCTATGAGGCCCTGCTGGACTACCAGATCATCAACAACGTGGATGTGGAGGCCAGCGCGGGCGGCTACAAGTACCTGGAGGACTGGGACCTGGGCGACAAGGTGGATGTAATTGTGGAAGACATCGGCCTGGCGCTGGAGGCGCGCATCGTGACGGTGCGGGAAGTTTTTAAACAAAATAATCACAAGATCAGCATCGAGATGGGCGATAAAAAGCTGACGATGCTGGACAAAGCGAGGCTGATACACTGATGATTTCTTATCCATTTACGAGCCGCGTCACCTACGACGCGCAAAGCTTGCCAATTTACGACAGGGCCGTAGATTCGGCTTTTCTGCGCCGATTCTATAAGGCGTACTGGGACGACGGCGTGTTTTATAAGCCGTCCACGAGCTTTGCCGTAACGGCCACCGGCACGGGAATGAACGTGCAGGTGAAGCCCGGTATGGCGCAGGTGCAGGGGGCCTTCTGCCTGGAGGATACCGTGCAGACGCTGCCTATTGCCGCGGCGGACGCCAGCCTGAACCGCATCGACAGCGTAGTGCTGCGGCTGGATCTGTCGCTAGACAAGCGCGACATTTCGCTGGCCGTGGTAAGCGGTGTGGCAGCGGTGAGCCCGGTGGCCCCGGCGCTGACGCGCAACAATACCACCTGGGAGCTGGGCATTGCCAACGTGCTGGTGAGCGCGGGGGCGGGTGTGATCACCCAGCGGGATGTGGAGGACACCCGGCTGGATGATACCCGCTGCGGCGCGGTGGCCCAGACCGTGGGGGAGCTAGACACAAGCGGATTTTTTGCCCAACTGACGGCAATGATCGCACGGCTGCGGGAGGAGATCGGCGAGGTAGAGACCGGCACCGCCGCCATGCTGCGCAGCGTCTACGACCCCGGCGATGACGGGGTGAATATCTGCGTGCAGGAATATGAGTGCAGCAAGAGCGGCAGCGTGTATGCGCTGACGGGCGATGGCGCGGTGGGACGATTCAAAGTCCCCGCCGCGTGGAGTGCGGGCGACACGTGGACAGTCAACGGTGTGGCCGTGCCTGCGTATTGCGGCGCGGATGCGGCGGACGGGGACTGCGTTGTGACCGGACGCTGGGTGCTGTTTACCTTTGACGGCACGCGGCTGGATTTTAACGGCGGCGGTGGATTGAGCTCTGGAAAGCTGGCACAGGCCACCGCCACGGAAGCGGATGTGCTGGCGAACTCTACGTTTTACGCGAAGGACAAAACGCTGCGCACCGGTAATGTGCCGCGGCGCGGGGACTGGGGCGCGACGATTGCACCGGGTGAGTCGGTGACGGTGCCGGACGGAAAGCACGACGGCGGCGGTAGAGTGAGCGCAAAGGCGTTGAAAACGGTGACAATCACCATGGCCACAGGCGGGGGTCCCTGGAGTTACACTTTTACGGGCGGCACGCTGGTCGGCATCCGCGACATCGCGCAAAGTGGGGATAGCTCGGAGATCGGGCTCCTGCGCATCAGCGGGAACACCATCACTATGGAATGGAGCGGAAACGGCACCGTGAACCGCCAGATCACGCTGATTTATTACTGATTTTGGGGAGGTGCATAATGGTACATACTTTGAGACTGGACAACTACTTCCCCACCCCGCGAAAGCTGGTGCTGGGGACTAATTCCAGCTTTGGCACGGAGAGTATCAAGATTGAGCGCGGGGCCGGGTGGGACGGACTAAATCTCACCGCAACGTGGCACATCCCCGGGCGGGAAGAGCCGCTGCGCGTGGCCCTGCTGGATGGGGATGCTATGGACGTGCCGCCCGAGGTGACGAAGAAGGCCAAGGATGGCGTGCTTGTGCTGGCCGGGCTGGCCTCCGGCGTGCAGCGGGCGAGTTGCAACGTGGAGTATCTTATCCTTGAGCAAGCGGGCGTATACGGCGGCGCGGATGCAGAGCCGACGCCCGAGCTGGCGGCGCAGGTGCTGGAAGCTGCTTTGCAGGCCAAGGCGGACGCAAAGGCAGCAGCGGAGGATGCGGCGGCTGCTAAAGCCAACGCAGACAAGGCCCAGGCCGATGCCGAAAAGGCACAGCAGGCGGCGGAGAATGCTGCGGCGGATGCTGCCAAGGCCGGGCCGTATGCAGAGGCCGCGCGGGCTGCCAAAGAAGCGGCAGAGTCGGCCCGGGATGAAGCGATTGCCGCGCAGCAGGCGGCGGAAAATGCGGCTGCTGCCGCGGCGGCCAGTAAGAGCGCAGCGGATACGCTGGCGACGGAGGCTGCGCAGGCTGCCCAGGCGGCGGAGAATTCCAAGGCAGCGGCCAACAATGCGGCCAACCTCGCCGGAGAGAATGCCACGGCGGCACAGCAGGCAGCGGACACGGCCACAGCTGCCGCCAATGATGCAGGTCAGAGCGCCAGCGACGCAGCGGCAAGAAAGGCAGCTGCTGAGACCGCGGCCAAGGCTGCCCAGGACGCCCAGACTGCTGCTGCGGCGGCCAAAGCGGAGGCCGTAAATGCGCAGGGAGCGGCGCAAACGGCGGCCAAGAGTGCGCAAGATGCCCAGGCGGCTGCTGAGAAGGCCCGGGACGAGGCCAAGACCGCCCAGGAGGGCGCGGAGGCTGCCCGGGATACGGCGGCTAAGAGCGCCGAGGCTGCGGCGAAATCCGAGGCAAACGCCAAGCAGAGCGCGGACACGCTGGCCGAGAGCGTGGAGAACGTGGCGGCGAACACGGCGGCGGTGGCCGAGCTGAAAGAAAAGAAGGCCGAAATTGATGATACTGCCGTTGGGGCGAATTCGTGGAGCAGCAAGAACATCGTGGATATGATTTGCCCACCGATAGAAGAAATCAGCAACCCTGTTGTGTGCTACCCCGTAGCGGGTTATCCGCTGGGCGTGAAAGCGAAGTGGGAACCGGTGCAGGAGGGTAGCGGGACACCAAGCCCCGAAAACATTCGTCCCATCAAGGGACGTGACAGCGTGACGGTTGAAAGGTGCGGGGAGAACTTGGTAAAATTCCCATACTATACTTCTTCTTATAATAAAAACGGACTTGTTTTCACGGCGAAACAGGACGGTAGCATAACTGTTGATGGCACAGCAACGGCGAACACATTTTATGTGCTTAACTATGGTCTTGATAAAAGACTGCCTATGAACACACCCATGACATTAAGTGGTTGCCCAGCTGGTGGGACGCTAAAAAGCTACTATATTGGCTTATATATCGGCGGAAAATGGTTTACTGATGTAGGAGATGGCAATACGAATGTTAAGCTCACAACACGCAAGATTGATTCACGTGTCGAAGTTTCTATAGCTAAAGGAGTTGTTTGCAACAGCCTAACGTTTTACCCAAAGATTGAAGTCGGAACCACAATTACACTATATAGCAAGTACCAGGGCAGCACCAACACAATGACCTTGCCTGAAACCGTGTATGGCGGTGAGGTGGATGCGGTGACTGGCAAGGGGCAGGAGACGTGGCAGCTTTTAAACAATCCTAGCAGCTATAACTATTACGAGGGCATGGATGAAGGAGGATGGGTACAATCAGAAGATGCCGTTGCATGGTATCTGTATAATCCAACATTATTTTCACGCAATACGAAGACTTTGTCAAACATTTTTAATTTTGTTTCGGACATTGGTCATACAGCAAAACCATACCTGATAGGTTCAGCCAATCATCTTATTGCTTTTCGGCTTCCCAGAAGTGTTGCAGCCACTGGAACGGATGTTAAGAATTGGCTAGCGTCCAACAATGTTGAAATTGCTTTTGAGACTATCACCCAAACGCCCTTCACTGCGACAGGAGCACAGCCCATCCCCGCGATTGCGGGAGTAAACACCGTGCTGACCGATGCCGACAGCGTGACTGTAATGGGACGCGCAGACCCCATTAAACGAATCACCGATTTGGAAGATGCGGTAGCATCGCAAACATGACAAACCTGAAAGGAGTAATAAAATGGCTATCAAGAGTAAAGCACGGCACGATTTAACGCTGCGTAGCATCAAGCGAGAGATTGCAGCAGGACGCGACGTTGCGTTCTGGTTGGACAAGGCGTACACGCACCTCGACAACGGCCTGCTGGATGAGGCGGACATTGCCGAGGTGGAAGCACTGGCGCAGGCGTATTATGATGCAGTGGACGCGAGAGAGAGCGCAGACGAGGTTACGGAGACACCGGATGTGCCGGAGGTTGACGGCGCTGAAAATACCATCAACGAATGATAGGAAGTGATACCATGATTTTTAGCGGGAGAAATCTCGTGAAGTACCCGTACAGCTGCTACGGTTACACGCGCGGCGGCGGCAAGATTTGGCACGGCGGCATTGATGTCTGCGGTATGGATGACGACAAAATCCGCATGCCCGGCTACAACAGCAAGAGCATTGCAGGAACCGTTGTTACAGCCCGCATCGTGACGAACAAGAGCAACAAAACATGGGAATGGGGCTATTATATCTGCGTGAAGCTGGACGCAAACCAGACCCCGGACGCAGTGAATTACCTGTATTTTTGCCACTGCTCCAAGTTGCTTGCAAGCGTAGGGCAGAAAGTAAAGACCGACGATGTGCTGGCGGTTGTCGGACAGACCGGCAACGCCGCAGGCACATGGACGCACTGCCACTTTGAAGTGCGAGCCACTGCCACGAGCAAGGGCCTTGACCCGACTGCGTATGCAGGCATACCCAACAAGGCGGGCACATACGGTGGCCAGCCTGTGCAGCCCAGCGGCGAGGAAGTGCTGATTGATGTGTCTCACCATCAGGGCGCTATTGACTGGGCAAAGGTTCCCTACCGTGCCATTGTTCGCATCGGATATCGCGGATACGGCAGCGGAAAGCTGATGAAAGACAAGCAGTACGATGCCAACCTCGCAGGGGCGAAAGCAAGCGGAAAGCTGTTCGGCTTTTACTTCTTCTCGCAGGCCATCACGGTGGAAGAAGCCCGCGAGGAGGCAGACTTCTGCGCAAGCCTTGCACCGTCTGGATACCCGCTGTTTTTCGATGCCGAGTGGAGCCACGAGACGCACGATGGACGCGCAGACCGCCTGACGAAAGACCAGCGCACGTCCATCGCTGTGGCATTTTGCGAAAAGGCCAAGACGCACGGATTCACGGCGGGCATCTACACCTTCACGGCCTTCGCAGGCACGAACATCGACTACACCTACCTGTGTGAAGATTACATCGGATGGCTGGCCGACACGCGCACGAACTACGACAAGACGCTACCGCGCCACATCCACCAATACGGGCAAGGCGGCGTGCCGGGCATCACTGGCGTGGTTGATTTGAATCATCTGGTCAAAGCCATGCCCGCAGCGGACAATCCCGCAAACAAGCTACAGGTCATCACGGTAGGGCCGGTCTCGCAGGGGGACGCAGATGCGATTTACCTGCTGTGCAAAGAACGAGGCCTGACGGACGCTGGGCTGTATAAATCTGAATGGGCGGAGGTTTAACGTGCCGGAGTGGATTATAAAATACTGGGTCGAGTGGGCTTTTGGCGTACTGGCCGCTGGACTGCTGGTTGCTTATAGGTGGTTGGCGAAAAAAATCAAGGACGACGCAGAAGAAAGAGCCGCCATCAAGGCAGGGATGCTGGCAATTCTGCACGACCGGCTGTATCAGGTCTGCACGTTTTATATCGCGCAGGGCTGGATCGAGACGGCGGGCCTTAAAAATCTGGAATATCTGTACAAGAGCTACCATGCGCTGGGCGGTAACGGAACAGGCACAGAACTGTACAATCGGGCGCGGGTGCTGCCGATTCATTAAGAAAGGGGTTTTATTATGAACATCGACTACATGAACTACATTAAACCGGAGCTGCTGGTACTGATTCCGGCGCTGATTTTCGTTGGGTACTGCCTGAAAATTAGCACTGCTGTGGCGGACAAGCTCATCCCGGCGGTGCTGGCCGCGGTGGGCATTGTGCTGGCCGCGCTGTATGTTTTGGCGACGTCGCCCATCGGCGGCGGGCAGGACGCGGCCATGGCGGTTTTCACCGCCATCATTCAAGGCGTTCTGTGCGCGGCGGGTGCGGTCTACGCCAACCAGTGCGTAAAGCAGAAAAATAAATCCGAGTAAGGCCCGCGTGTGTGCCGATACCGCTTTTGCTTGGATTCGGCGACGTATGAAAAATTGTGCTTTCTGCTTACGGATGAAGAAAAGGCGGTGCTGGATTTGAAGCGGCGCGGCTTTGGGAATGCGGAAATTGCCGCAGAGCTGAATTTGAGTGAGCGGACGGTGAACAGACGGGTAAAGGCGATTGTTGGGAAGTTGAAGGCTGAATAAAAAGCGCCCCTCCTTGTGTCCATGGTGGACACGGGAGGGGCGCTTTTTTATTTTATTCGGCTTTTACGAAAAAGACGATGCCGTCCGCATAGAAAACGCTGAAGACTCCTTCTACAGTCTCCGATACGGCGCACCCGCAGTCGTAGTCGTAGATGTTGAAGCTGCCGGAAACAAGGGTGAAGTAGTGAAGGTCGGCGGTGTTGATGCCGACGGCGTCCAGCTCTGCCCGCGTATAGATACAGTAGGCGGATTCGCCGTCACCCGCGCCGGTGGGAATAAGAGCGGAGAATTCGTCACTGCCGATTTTGACGGCACCGGCGTCGCTGATGGTGCGGCTGTGCCTGCCGTTTGTCAAAAGCCACAGGTCCGGCGGCGTGGAAGGCATGGCAAAGCGCTCGTCAATGTAGGGTTCATCTTCATCAATGAGCCAGTCACGGCCAACGCGGCGAGCGGTCTTAAATCCGCCACGGATGGCCTTTTGGCGGACAGTCGCCGCGGCGCGGCTGTGCCGGGCGGCGTATTCCTTTAGGGAAATTTCCATAGATGGCCTCCTTTTAGATTTCAAAGCTGTCGGCGTCGGCGGGAAGTTCAACGAAGATGTCCTCATTGACAGGGAATCCGGCGCGGCCAAAGACGGAGTTACGGCTTCGCGGGTAAATGGTGATCTCGATGACCTTCACGGTGTCAGCGACTTGCAGAAGTTCGCCGTCGTCGTCGAGAATCTCGTCCCGGTGGAAGTCGACGAGGTACTCCCAGCGCTCCATGACATCATCCTTGCCGGTGATGCGCTGGCGCTCGTCGTTCTCCATTTCGCTGGTGCTGATGGCCTTGCGGATGTCGTCGATGAGGGCGTTGTTGTCAATGCGGACGTGGGTCTGTTTATAGATGGTGTCGCTAAAATCGAGCTTACTCATTTTTATTTCCTTTCGTGTAAGTGGTTGTTTCTTACTGTGTCTATATTATACTACGCTAGCGTAGTAATGTCAAGTGAAATTGCGGGATTTTTATAAAAAAGTTGGCGTAAAGTTGGCGCAGATGTGGCGCACGAAAAAATGTGCACTGCGTTACAATAATAATAAAAGAGAGGTGAGCACGATGCCCTATTATAACAGCCCTATGGCCTATCCGGCCATGTATGGCCAGCCCGGCGGGTACGGCCAGACGCCCTACAACCCGGGCGGCACAATGCAGCAGGCCGCGCAGCGGTATGAGATCATCCACGTCAACGGCGAGCCGGGGGCGCGGGCGCTGCAAATGGCCCCTAACAGCAACGCCATTGTGATGGACGACACAGCACCCATCGTGTGGCTGTGCCAGACCGATGGGGCAGGGTACAAGACGGTGCAGCCGTTTGACATTGCCCCACACCAGACCGCCCCCGCGGTAGATATGTCCAGTTTGGACACGCGTCTTACAAGATTGGAGGAGATCGTAAATGGCAAGCAACCCGCTGATGCAGTTCCTGCGGCCCCAGGCAAACGGCCCCAGGCTGCCAAATAACCCCCTGGCTTTTGCAGCTGAATTTCGAAAATTCGCGGCAGGCATAACGCCGCAGAAGGCAGAGGAACAGGTCCGGCAGATGCTGGCCGATGGGCGGATGACGCAGCAGCAGTTCGACGCCCTGAAACAGCAGGCTCAAGACCTGGCACAGTTTTGGAGATAAGCCGGTGCGCAACGGTTTATCATAGATTTTTTTGAAAGGAGAAAAAAGAAGTGGATAACATGAGTCTTTCCGATATTGCTGCCGTCACCCGCAACGCCAACGACGACGGCAACTGGGGCGGCAATGGCGCGTTGTATATCATCATCCTGTTCCTGTTTGTCCTCATGGGCGGCGGCCTGAACGGCTGGAACCGCCAGGGAGAATATGGGCAGTACGCCACGGCAGCAAGCCAGCAGGAGATCCTGTACGGCCAGCAGTTCGGCCAGATCAACGACCGTTTGACCAATCTGGGCAACGGCGTCTGCAATCTCGGCTACGAGATGCAGGGCGGCCTTGGCCAGCTTGGCAAGGAGGTCGCCCTGGGCCAGAGCAACCTGCAGCAGACGATCATGGGCACCGGCAACGGTATCCAGCAGCAGATCGCCGGCTGCTGCTGCGAGAACCGCCTGGCTATGGCCAACCTGTCGGCCCAGATGGATCGGCAGACCTGCGACATCACCACGGCGATCCATTCCGAGGGCGAGCAGACCCGCGCCCTGATGCAGGCCAACACCATCCAGCAGCTGCGCGACAAGGTCAGCGCGCTGGAGCTGGCGGGCCAGATGACCGGCGTCGTCCGCTACCCCACCGGCTATGCCTACAACGCCGGTCCGTCCCCGTTCTGCGGCGGCGGCTGCGCTGCGTGCGCATAAAAACCGCTGTAACAGCGACGCCCGCACGGCAATAGCTGTGCGGGCATTTTTTGAAAGGAGATTTCAAGATGGCTTGCAATCGAAAGTTGAAGAATCCGCATTACAAGAGCGCCCAGAACGCCTACAACAACGCGGCGCAGGCTTTTGTGGCGGCAGGCACGCCGGTGAATGTGCTGGGCATCCTTAACACTGACACCGGGTGTGCGTTGAAAACGAATACCGGCGGCTTTGAGGTGGAATGCAGCGGCCTGTACCGTATCAGCTACGACGTTACC